ATCGCGTGCCGCCCATGTTTGAAAGGTATCTGCACAGCCTTAGAATCAGTGGACCAGGCAACATCGCTGTAAAACGGAGCTGATCCAATGCACATGGGCTGCCAAGGTGAATCAATCACCGGAACAGATGCAAGAACTGGACGCTTTGGGGCGATTCAGTTCAAAGAAGACACGGTGATCAATGCAATCACTGCTGATAGCTATACGGGCGACTCCCTGGACGGTGAAACCTTTGTGGCCCGTACCGTTATCTACGGCGTGTTTACCAGCATCCAGCTAACCAGCGGTGCTGCTATCGCTTACAAGCTCTAATGGCTCTTGGTGACATCCTGGCGGCAAAGCTGGCCCCGATCATCGGGGGAACGGTTCTTGGCGGTGATGTCACAATTCGCTTTGTGAGTGGCGGCAGCTACAACGCCACGACAGGCACGGTGACGGAGACCGAATCCGACACGGCGATCAAGGGCGTTGTCAGTGAAGTAGCCCTGCGAGAGGCCAATGAGCTGATTCAAGCGGGCGACAAAAAGCTAACTATTTCAGCGGCAGATGTGGCCAGCGCACCGGAGACGAAGGACCGGGTGGTGATCAGCAGCATCGTCTATCAGATCGTCCAGGTGGACAAGCAAGAGCTGAACGGCGTGGACATCGCCTACGACCTTTACCTGAGGGCCTAACGATGGCGGGTTTCCGTGAGCTTGGCTTTGACGACGTTGAGGATTATCTAAACCAGCTGGGGAACCAATTTGCTCAGCAGACGGTCTTTGAGGCAGACGAAAGAATAAAAATTGCTACGCCTTCGACAAGCGGCAGGCTTAGGGCTAGTTGGCAGATTGGGGAAAACGCAATCAGTCAGGCTTCAGAAGCCCCCGGCGAGTATCCAGAAGCGCAGGGCCAAAACATCCCAGAACCTAAAGGCATCAACTATCAGCCGGGCACTGAGACGATTGGCAACGTCTACAACATTCACAACGCTGTCGAATACGCCGAGCCGGTCTGTATGGGAACCGGCCTGCCACCTTCATGGGGCGGCACTTTTAGGACCAAACAGGGCACAGTCCCAGGCTTTCCTGAGATCATCACTAAAGAATTACAGGTTGATTCGCAGAAGCGTTTTAACGATGCTGTGGAGCAAGCACGCAGAGGAGGCATCATCTAATGGCAGCCGCAGACATCAATTCAGTGCGGGCCACCATTGAAGGACGACTTGCCACTGAGTTGGCGAACAGCCCTGCCATCCCGGTGGTGTTTCACAACATGGCGTTTGAGCCCACCCCAAACAGCTCCTGGGTTCAATGCCTAACCACCTTTGGGGCCAATCAATACCTGAGCCACGGTCTGACAACTAACTCCCAGAATCGAATCGTCGGCCTAGCCGTGTTCAATATCTTCAGCGGTAAAGGCGTTGGCCCTGGGGCAAACTTGGTGATTGGAAAACGAATTCGAGACCTTTACAATAGGGTTATCGTGTCGGGGGTCTTCTTCGACGCTCCCAATGGCCCAGAGGTGCTGGCCTCGCCAGAGCCCGAAGGCTATTTTCAAACTCAGGTCCGTGTGACCTTTGAATTCATCGAGGAACTCTGACCATGGCCGTCCTTCGCGGAGAACAAGGCGCAGTTCAATTTGACGCCGCCGGTTCAAGCAATGCCACCATCGTGGGCACTCGCAGTTGGTCCCTTTCGACCACAAAAGAAACTCTGGATGTCTCCAAGCATGGCGACACCTTCCGCAGTTTTGTTGGCAGCATGATCAGCGGCTCCGGCACTGTCGAGCTGGTCTATGACCCCGACGCAACCGGCCAGGCTGCTTTTCTTGAGGACGTGCTGACCGCTGCGGACCCCGCAGATGCCACGTTTGAACTGTTCACCACTGGCACCACTTCGGGCAGTGACTCTGTGAGCTTTGCTGGAATCATCACCGACATGGAGATCACTTCTACTGTTGGTGAAATTGACATTGTGTCTTGCAATTTCATCACCAGCGGCGCCATCACCGGCAACCTTCAGTGATAAGGCTATAGTTTGAACGTATTGTTCAAGCTATTAGATGCCTGCTTCTCAACGATTTGTGGATGAGCTGGTTGGGGCGTTTGACCTTAACCAGCGCCGCAAATTTGAAATGAAGTTGCCATCAGGCAAAACTTGTGACCTGTACTTCAGGCCAATCACGCGGGCGGATCGCAAGAAAGCACAGCAGTTGGCTGGCACTCAAGAAGCCCTAGACATCTCCACCCAAATGCTTTGCCAAATGGCTGAGCTGGAAGATGGGAGCAAAGCGTTCGCCGCTGCAGATGTGGCCAAGTTGCAACGTGGGTTGCCTGAGTCTGTACTGAACGACCTGGAGCTGTTCTTGTTTGGATTGGCCGATGACGCTGATCTCGAAGACGCAAAAAACGACTGAAGCAGGACAGCTGGACTTATTTTGAGTTCTTCCTGGCCTGCGAATTAGGCATGACTGTAAGCAGGCTCCGTAACGAGTTGACCGATGCGGAGCTTATTCACTTTGCGGCCTACCACGAGCTGAAGGCCGAAAAAGAACAGAAGGCAATGGATCGCGCCAAACTGCAGCGGCGGTAAGCTGGGATGAGTTAACTGGCTGCGGTGGCTACTACTGTCCTTACAGCCAAGTTTGATTTTTCTCAGCCGAAGTCTGCGGCCAAGCAGACAGCGGCGCAGATGGATCAGCTGAAAAATAAGGCCAAGGGAGCGCAGGGGCAGTTAGATGGTGCGGCCAAGTCTGCTAAGGGCGCAGGTATTGCATCTGCATTTCTAGGCAAGGCATCAAAAGGCGCGGTCCCTGGTGTCGCGGCCCTGGGCACTGCCCTGAAAGCAGCTTTGGGGCCCATCGCCTTGCTGACATCAGCGGCGGGCGTGCTCACCTCTGCCTTCTCGACATTGGCGCAGCAGGACTTTGCTGAGGCAAAAGTCCGCACGCTTGGTGTTGACAGTGAAAAACTGACAAAGCAGCTTGCTGGCGTCAGCCGTGAGTTGGCAGGTCAGGCCAGTGTTACTGAGCTAACCGCTGCCGCTTATGACGTGGCCTCTGCTGGCTTTAACGATGCAGCTTCTGCCTCTCAAGTGCTGAAGGCTTCGAGTTTGGCGGCTACTGGTGGATTCTCTGATCTAAACACCGTGGCAGACGCCACAACGTCAGTTCTCAATGCTTACGGCCTAGGGGCAGAAGAAGCCTCGCGCATCACTGACCAGTTCATTCAGACGCAAAACGACGGCAAGATCGTTATCGGCCAATATGCGGCCAACATTGCCAAGGTCGCTCCGGTCGCATCAGCCTTAGGGATTGGCCTAGATGAAGTAAACGCCGCAGTGGCTCAGATCACTGGCACAGGTACTGGGGCAGAGGTCACGTTTACAGCACTGAAAACAGCATTTGCCCAGCTGGCGTCAGGCGGTGTCGGAGAAAAGCTGAAGGAGTTTGGGGTCAATATCGACGCCAACACCATCGCGGCTGATGGCTTTATTGGTACGCTTGAGAAAATCAAGAATTCTGGCGCTGATACTGGCGCAATTCTTAAGGCCTTTGGCACAGAAGCTGGCCCGGTCTTGCAGCCTCTGCTTAATGACTTTGACAAGCTCAACAGACTATTAGAGAACCAGCGCAACGCTCAGGGCGCGGCAGCAAAAGCAGCGTTTGAGGCAAGCGACACTATCAACGGTGCCCTCAAGCGTCTGCAGACGGCGTTTACGAATGTCTTTGCTGATGGTTCAGAGCTTGGCTTGTTGTTAAAAGGCACATTCCAGGTGGCTGCGGTCACTGTTGAAGCTCTTGGCGCTGTTTTCAAATTAGTGCTAGCCCCGGTTCGTGGAATTATTGATGGCGTAAAAAACATCGCCAAAGCCTTCTCGCCTCTTGATGAAGGTGTAAACATCGCTTTTGAGCTTGAAAAGGCGTGGCAAAGTGTTTTAGGCGCTATTGATACTTTGACCAACGGCGTTACCGCTTTCTTTTCAGTGTTTACGCAAACAATTCCAGAGCTTATCGGCGTGGTCGTTGATTTTGGCAAAAATATCAATGACGCTTTAGGCAATCCAGTAGGACGTTTGATTGAGCTTTATGGGCAATGGGCAAATTTTGTTTTTGGAGTATTTGGCCAAATTGCAGAAGCTGCAAGTAGCTTCTTTACTGGATTTGTTGGTGGAGCAGGCCAAGCAGTTTCCCAGGTTGTTGATTTTTTTGGTGGCCTATTTACGCAACTTGCTGAAATAATTAAAAATTTTGAAGACTTTCTCCCTGGCTGGCTTAGAGATTCGCTTTCCGGGGCAACCGGGGCAGCAAAAAATGTTGTCAACGCCATTGGTACTGCGGTAAGTAGTGTAAAAGAAATTGTAAAAGCAGTACCAGAAAAAATTGCTACAACCTTTACAGCAGAAGCCGTTGCAGCTAAATCAAAGGAAACTGCTGCAGCTGCTAACGCAATCCAGCAAACAGGCGGGACGCTTGCAAATCCTGCTGGCACGCAGCCAGCCGCTAAAGAAACGCCCCTGCAAAAGCAGCAAAAGGCAGCCGCAAAACTTTTGGAAACACTCAAGCAAAAAGGTCAGTTAGAGGCTGCCGCCACTGATCAAGCCAGAGAAGAACTTGAACTCGAATTTGCCAAGCTTGATATAGCGGAAAGGTTCCCACTGCTAGACAAAGACAAGATTCAGGCATTGCAAAACCAGCTGCAGGAAAATTACGACATCACAAAACAAAAACGTGAGCAGAAAAAGTTAGATGATGCAGCAAAGAAAGCAGCAGATGAGCTTGCTGAAAAGTACAAAAAGCTGGGTGATGCTATTAAAACAAACGTGACCGATGCGATTCTGGGGGCAATCGAAGGCACTAAGTCGCTTGGCGAAACAGCCTTAGGGATCGTTAAGCAGCTGGCCAGGCAGTTCCTGACTATGGGCATCAACCAAGGCTTTGGCGCACTGGGTCAAACTGGCGGGATTCTTGGCAAGCTGTTTGGAGGTGGCAAAGCCTCTGGAGGTACTGTTCAAGGCGGTCGCTCTTACATGGTTGGTGAGCGTGGTCCTGAGTTGTTCACGCCTGGCCGTACTGGCAGCATTGCCCCATCAGGCAGTTTTGGCGGAGCAAACGTGACTGTGAACGTGGATGCTTCTGGCTCTAACGTTGAAGGCAACGCTGATCAGGCTTCGCAGCTTGGCAAGGCTATTGGCATTGCTGTTCAGCAAGAGCTGATAAAACAAAAACGTCCTGGCGGTCTCCTCGCAAGCTGATGGCTACTTTCCCGTCGATTACGCCCAAACACAACAGCATTCAAAAAAGCAGCGCACCAAGCTTTCGCAGGGTGCAATTTTCTGACGGCTACGAAGCCCGACTGACTTTTGGCCTTAATCAAAACCCCAAGACCTACAACCTGACATTTGAGGTGTCAGAGGCCGACGCCGACACCATCGAAGCGTTTTTGGATGCTCGTGCAGATGACAACGCTCCGTTCGACTTCACGCCGCCAGGGGAGGCTTCAAGTTCGAAGTTTGTCTGTGAGACGTGGAGCAAGTCGATCCCTTACTTGAATCGCGCCACAATTCAGACAACGTTCCGCGAAGTCTTTGAACCGTAATGGCGACAGCAGTTTGGACCGCTAGCACCTCGTTTTCCGTTGGTGACGTTCGTCGTCCAACGGTTTCGTATGGAACTGGCTTGTGGTTTCGCTGCACGACTGCCGGAACGTCAGCCAGCTCAGAGCCAACGTGGCCGACTGATATAGCCAGCACGGTTACGGATGGAACGTGTGTTTGGACTGCGATCAGCAGTGTTTACGACGAGCTGCTGAAACTTGCACCTAGTGCGGTCATTGAGTTGTTTGAGCTGCGTTTAGACAGCAGCCTGCATGGCAGTGCAGACGTATATCGTTGGCACGCTGGAATGAGTCGAAACGATCGCAATCAAGACATCAATGTAGTTTTTGACGGCAACGAATATACGCGGCTGCCGGTTAAAGCAGAGGGCTTTGAATACACCAGCACCGGCACATTGCCGCGTCCAACACTAACGGTCAGCAACCTCGACAGCACCATGACTGTGCTGCTCGCGTTGGTCAACGCCACAACTGCCGGAAATGACCTTGGTGGAGCGGAGGTTCGACGCATCCGCACACTCAAGAAATACCTTGACGACATCAACTTCCGTTTCGAGAACGTTGCGATCACTCAAGCTGGAGACACGTTGACAACGCAGGATGGGGACAGTTTCAACGCTGAGACCCTAGGCAATCCAAGTGGAGTGCCTGATCCGAATGCTCAGTTCCCGCAAGAGCGTTGGTTTATCGACCGTAAAGCAAGCGAGTCACGCGACACGGTGACTTTCGAGCTGGCGAGCAAGTTTGACCTAGCCGGTCAAAAACTGCCCAAGCGTCAGGTCATCGCCAACGTTTGCCAGTGGATCTACAAATCGACGGAGTGTGGTTACAACCCATCTACCGGCCCAGGTAAAGACATCGATGGCGTCAACTTCAGGCGTTTTGACGTAAACAACGAGGGCGTGACAACCGATGCTGAGGACGTATGCGGCAAGCGTATTGCCAGTTGCAAGTGCCGTTTTGGTGATAATGCCGAGTTGCCATTTGGATCGTTCCCTGGAGCAGGTCTTACCAAGTGATGCGTCTATCGCCAGCCATGAAGGCTGAAATTCTTGAGCACGCTAAGGCAGAAGCACCCCGTGAATGCTGTGGTTTAGTTGCTGTGGTCAAAGGACGGCGGAAATACTTCCCGTGCCAGAACATCGCTGAGACACCTGACGAGCACTTTGTTCTTAGCGGTTGGAACGAAGTAGAGGACCAAGGCGAGGTGGTGGCGATTGTGCATAGCCATCCGATCACGAATCCTCAGCCGTCCACCGCTGACCGGGTGGCCTGTGAGAAATCAGAGCTGCCGTGGTTCATCGTCAACCCAAACACTGAGGCATGGGGCTACTGCGAGCCAGCAGGGTTTGAGCTGCCCTATGTGGGACGTGAGTTTGTCCACGGCGTTGTGGACTGCTACACCCTTGTTCGCGATTGGTACGCGAGGGAATACGGTATCGAGCTGCGTGATTATGACCGACGGGACCAGTGGTGGGACCACGGTCAGAACCTGTACCTGGACAACTTCAGCAAGGAAGGATTCCACAAAATCCCAATGCAAGAGGTGCAGCCGGGTGATTTGATACTTATGAACCTTGTTTCGCCTGTGCCAAACCATGCGGCGATCTATCTAGGCGATCAGCAGATTTTGCATCACGTTCAAGGCCGCTTGAGTTCTAGAGATTTGCTGGGTGGCTACTATCTGAAGTGTGCAGATCGGGCCATACGCCATGAAAACCGTTAAGGTCTACGGCGCTCTGCGTAAACGGCTAGGCCGATGCCGGTTTGAGTTTGATGTGACGACGCCAGCGCAAGCCATCAAGGCGTTGTGTGTCAACTTCCCAGGGCTAGAGAAGTGGTTAATTGATAGCGAGAGAGATGGTGTCGGCTATCGCGTAGCAGTTAGCAAAGAAAAGGCAACCGAGCAGGATGTCAGCCCTCTGCTGATGCCATTCAGCGATAAAGAGGTTTTCAGCATCACTCCTGTGGTGGCTGGTGCTGGGCGCGGTGCTGGTCAAATCCTTGCTGGGGTTGCATTGGTAGCGGTAGCAATCGCAGCTCCAGGTGCTGGCTTTGCCTTTTCGGCTGGCGGTTTTACGTCTACAGGAGCGGCAGCTACTCTTGTAGCTTCGCCAAGTTTTGCTTTGGCTAGTGGTCTCGCCGCCGCTGCTGGAAACATCGGCATTGGCTTGGTCCTGACAGGTATCGCGCAGGTGCTGTCCCCTCAGCCTGACACCGGCTTAGAGCGTGGTGTTGAAGCTGCCAAGCTGGAGTCTTTTGTGTTCAACAATGTGGTCAATACCGCCAAACAAGGCTTGCCTGTGCCGATAGCTTATGGACGGGTGTTCGTTGGTTCAGCGGTGCTGTCCAGCGGTCTCGATGTTGATCAAAAACGGGCATGACACAGACCAAGTACATCCAAGGGGCTGGCGGCGGTGGTAAGGGCGGCGGTGGAGCGCATACCCCTACAGAGTCAGACGACACTCTGCAATCGACGCAGTTTGCCAGCGTGCTGGATTTGGTCAGTGAGGGTGAGATTCAGGGCTTAGACGATGGCAACAAAAGCATCTTCTTAGACAACACGCCGATTCAAAACGCGGACGGGAGCAACAATTTCTCTGGCTTCACCGTTGTCACGCGCAATGGCACCCAAGCGCAAACACACATACCAGGCGATTTTGGCGCAACGCAGGTTGAAAGAGCGGTCAACATTGAGGTGACAAATAGCACGGCCGTCACTCGTAATGTTCTGGGCTCAAACGTTGATCGTCTTCGCGTAACTCTGACGATCCCTAGTCTGCAGAAGGTAGAAGATGACGGAGACATTGTTGGCCACACCGTATCAATAAAAATACAAATTCAATACGATGGTGGCGGTTTTAACGACGTTATTTCGGACACGATCAGCGGCAAAAGCAGCAACCGCTATCAGCGTGATTACATGATTACGCTAAGCAGCAGCACAAACGTTCAGGTCCGCATGGTGCGGGTAAGTGCTGACGAAACCAGCCAAAAGCGAGCAAGCACAACTATTTTCCAAAGTTTTACGGAGTTGATAGACGAAAAATTTAGCTATCCAAACTCAGCCCTGATGGCGTTGCGCTTTGACTCTCGTGAGTTTCAAGCAATCCCATCTCGTAAGTATTTGATTCGTGGCATCAAGGTCAAGATCCCGAGCAACGCGACCGTAGACACGACAACACATCTTGGCAGGATTACTTATTCAGGGGTTTGGGACGGCACTTTTCAGGCTGCAACGTGGACAAATGATCCGGCTTGGTGCCTCTACGATTTACTGATTTCAGACAGGTTTGGGGCGTCTGTGCCGGAATCTTCGCTGGATAAGTATGACTTTTTCTCCGTGAGCCAATACTGTAACCAGCTTGTGGATGATGGCAAAGGCGGTCAGGAGCCGCGCTTTAGCCTGAACATGTTGATTAACAGTCGCGCTGAGGTTTACAACGTCATTCAAGAAATGACAGCTATTTTTAGGGGCATTGCTTACTACGGCGCAGGTTCTTTAGTCCTAAACCAAGATAAACCAACTGATTCAAGCTATACACTTGGCCCATCGAATGTGATCGACGGTTTGTTTACATATACGGGAAGTTCCCAAAAGGCTCGCCACACTGTCGCGACCGTTGCTTATCAGAATTATGACACGCAAGGTGACACAGAGTTTGAGTACGTTGAAGACCATGACGCTGTTGCCAAATACGGCATTATTAACAAAGACATTAAAGCTGTTGGTTGTTACAGCCAAGGTCAGGCGCACAGGATTGGCAAATGGACCCTCTTATCAGAGCAGAACCTGACTGAGACGTGCCAGTTCGCTGTTGGCATTGAAAGCGGCATCATTCTTCGCCCAGGGCAGGTTGTAGACATTGCTGATCCAGTTAGGGCTGGTGTCAGGCGTAGTGGTCGCGTGCGTTCTGCCACAACCACCCAGTTGACGGTTGATAGCAGTACCAACCTGTCAGTCAGCGTGGCAACCAGCGATAACGATCCAAAGGTTTCAGTCATGCTGCCAAGTGGCATCGCTGAAACACGCAGCATCCCTGCTGGTGGTATCCAACCACAGGCAAATGGGACGGCAACGATTGACGTGACCTCTGCGTTTAGCCAAGCCCCTACAGCTGGTTCGGTGTTCTTGGTGCAAACGTCTGACATTCAGTCGCAACAGTTCAGGGTTGTTTCTGTCACCGAAACTGAAGATGGTGTCTATGGCGTAAGCGCAGCTGCTTACAACGCCACGATTTATGACGCGGTTGAGTCTGACAACGAGCTGACCAATCGAGACATCACCAACCTTTCAGCGGTGCCCAACCCTGTTGATTCGATCTTGGTAGAAGAGTTCCTGTACGAAACAGGTCAGGGTGTGTTTGTTGGTGCGTCAGTCAGCTGGCAGCATGATCGCGTCAACATCAGCGAGTTTCGCGTCCAGTTCCGCGTTGATGATGACAACTTCGAGACGCTGACCACGGCATCACCGTCGATCACCATTCGTGACATTCGAGCTGGCAATCTGCAGGTGCAGGTGCAGGCCAGAAACTACTTGAATCGCGGCAGCGTCATTACGACCAATACGTTCACGATTGAGGGCAAAACCGCTCCACCGCAACTGATTACAGATACATCAGACGCCAACTACATCGACTTCGACATGATTCCGGTCAACGGGCAGGCCAAGTTGACTTGGCGTCAGTCTCTTGACCTTGACGTGCGGAACGGCGGTCACGTCAGGCTGCGTCACTCACCCAACACCGCCAACGTTACTTGGAGCAACTCAACCAGCATCTCGGAAGAGATCGCAGGTGCTGCAACGGAAGCCTACGCAGACCTGAAATCTGGAACGTATTCAATGAAGTTCATTGATTCTGGTGGTCGCGAGAGTCAAAACTTTGCGCTGATCGAGTACACGAAACCAGAGCTTGAAAGCACTGAGGAAGTCTCGGCATTGTCGGCAACAGAGGATCCGACATTCCCTGGGACAAAGACCAACCTCAGCGTGGACAGCGTTGATCAAGAATTGGAGATGGCAGCCAATGGCTCTGTGCTGCACACGACTGGAGAGTATGTGTTCAACGGCAATCCATTCACGTTGACGCATGTAGGAAGCCTGCGGCTTGAAAGCACCCTGCGTGCTCGGTCTTACTTCCCAGCAACCAACCTGATTGATGATGCCCCAGACTTCGATGCGATCGTGGATTTTGACGGCACAACGCCAACGACCTGTGATGTCAAGTTGTATGTGCGAACAACGGAAGACGATCCAAGCGGTTCTCCGACTTACACCTCTTGGCGTCACTTCAACAATGCAGAGATCAAGTGCCGTGCATTTGAGTTGAAGGCTGAGTTTGAGACGAACGACGACACTGCCCAGATCTCAGTAGACCAGCTGCGCGTTAAGGCGTTGATGCCTTTCCGGTCATTGTCCGGCGAAGTTACGACCAGCGCAACAGGTGATACGACCGTCAACTTTGGTACGGGCAACAGGTTCTACGTCAAACCGTCGATTGGCATCATCTTCGCTGCGTCTAACACCACGGATTACTACGTCATCTCCAACGACAGCAGCGGGTCCAGCTTTGACATCTCCGTCTACAATTCGAGCAACACCCGGATCGCTTCAACGGTCCGCTGGAACGCTGTCGGTTACGGACGAGGCTAATGGCACAAGCTGACCAGCAGATTCAAAATGCCAGCGGTAGCTCGGTCCGTGCTGACCTCAATAACAATTTTGACGCGCTGTTTAGCAATAACTCTGGATCGTCTGAACCATCGACGACCACAGCGTTCATGTGGTTCGCTGATACCACTAATGATGCGTTGAAGATTCGCAATGCTGCGGACTCTGCGTTCATCACCGTTGGCACGCTGTCAGAGACCAACCTTGGTCTTGCACTGAAAGCCAGCCCTACATTCACCGGCAACGTCGGAGTACCCGCTGGAACGGTTAGCAGCTTGCCCATCAGGCGATCTGACGACACCAACACGGGGATCTACTTCAGCGCAGCCGATACGCTTGATATTGCGACGGGTGGAACGCGCCGTGCTCACTTCGACAGCAACGGCATCACGATCCGTGACCGCAAGGCACTGAGGTTTAGGGATACCAGCAACAGCAACTTTGTTGCTCTTCGCGCTCCAGACAACGCAGCAAGCGACATCACGCTGACCCTGCCTAGCAGTGATGGCAACGCGAATGACGTGTTGCAGTCAGATGGCAGTGGCAATCTGAGCTTTGCTGCTTTGCCACAGGCTGTGCCGACTGGATCGGTTCACATGATGGCAACGACTACTGTGCCGAGTGGTTATTTGAAGTGCAACGGCGCTGCTGTCAGCCGGACAACTTACGCAGATCTGTTTGCAATCATCGGGACCACGCACGGCGCTGGAAATGGCTCCAGCACGTTTAACGTGCCTGACCTCCGTGGTGAGTTTGTCCGTGGTTGGGACGACTCTCGTGGTGTTGACAGCGGTCGCAACTTTGGCAGCGCACAGTCAGACCAGAATCAGCAGCACAACCACTCAGCTTCAGCCACATCGACTGTCAATGACCCTGGCCACATCCACCAAGTTCAGTATTCAAACAGCGACAGCGGTGATGGAGTCATTGAAGAATCTGGAACGGGCTTGAGCGG